ATTTCGATATTGTCGACAATCGGAAGCCAGAGCGGAACGTTCGCTTCAAATATAACCACATCGGCGTAATCCGGGTTAAATTCGATGATGTAGTGGGCTAGCTTTTCTTCGTTGTACATACTCAGAGCCAGCGCGTCGAATGTGTCACCGGCTCTTGTCATGTATTTTTTAAATCCTGTTATACGCTGCAAAATCGACCCGCCTCCCTCATTTTGATAAAATCTTCGAGCCAGTCGAAGAATTCAGCTTCATGTGCTTTTAGTTTTATCATGAAGTCGTTATCCTCATCCGGCTCGACAGAGCCGAATTGCGGACTCCATGTAAAGCCGCTGAAATCGTAATAAATAATTGTCTGACTGTCCTCTGACAGGCTTCCCAGCGAGAAGTCGTCAAGCTCAAGTAATCTTCCGGCAGTGCTTACCAGACTGTTTTCAAACGGTTCCATCCATGCCGAATTTTTACTCAACGGAACAACAGCTTCAGTTCCGGCTTCGCCTATCATCGCTAATGTCGGTCTGCTGACTATACCACCCTTGGCAAGTTTCGGTATTTCGGGAACCGTAAATAATTGAATCCAATCGAACGGCTTTACGCCCACAATTGAAATATCTTTTATTCTTTTGAGAACCGCATTTATCGCGTTGAAAGGCACGGCAATTACAGTATTTATCCCGCCGATAATGCCGTTTACGATCGTTTTAAAGACATTTAATATTCCCTCTGAAATTCCTTTGAATATCTCGCCGCCTTTGCTGAATACGTTTCTTACGCCTTCCCATGCTTTGCCGAATATATTACCGAACCAGTCAGCCACACCGCCGAATATATTTTTGATACCTTCCCATATCTTGCCGAACGCTTCGGTGATTCTACCCATATCCAAGCTGATCGCGTCAACGATCGCACTGATTATTCGGGGTATCGCTTTCACGATTTCCAAAATGATTTGTGGTAAGTTTTCTACAAGCGCGACGAGTAAATATACTCCGGCTTCAATTAACAGCGGTATCGAATCCAAAAGTTCGTCGATTATGCCGTTTATTATTTGCGGAATTGCCTCGACGATAATTATTATAATCTCGGGGAGCGCCTCAACCAATGCGATTAATAGTTTAATTCCCGCGTCGGTAATCACAGGAATTGCGCCGATAACCGCAGTGATAACGCTTCTTATAATCACCGGGATTACTTCCACGATAGCGGCAATAATTTCTGGCAGCGCATCGACGAGCGATGTAATTAATTGTATCCCCGCGTCGATAATCAACGGTATAGCGTCAACAACTGCACCGATTAAACTGGTTATAATTAGCGGTATTACTTTTGTAATCTCTCTAATAATCGTCGGCAGTTCTCCTACAAGCGAAGTGAGAAGTTCTATGCCGGCATTTATAATTTGCGGAAGAGCTTCGCTGATAAAATTGACAATACCGAAAATTATTGCGGGCAGGGCTTGTATCAACTGCGGGATTGCCACCAAAATACCATCGGCTAATCCGAGTATAAGCTGCAATGCCGCATCTATTATCATGGGGAGATTGTCAATCAACCCATGAACAATCGTCATTAAAGCGTTAACCGCCACCGGTATCAAGCTTGGCAGCGCATTACCTATTCCCTGTACTAACGAAAAAACCACTTGCACCGCCGTTTGCATCAAAGCGGGTAAGTTGTCAAGAATTCCTTTAACCAATGCAAGAATAAGTGTAACTGCACCCTCTGTCAATGCGGGCAAAGCCTTAATAATCCCGCCAAGCAGCGCCGATAATATTTTCGTCGCCGCTTCTATCAAGGCAGGGAGGTTATCGACAATTCCTCCTATCAACGTCGAAATAATATCTGGCGAGATGTCAGCGGCGATTGTTGCGATGTTGCTAAGCAGTCCAACCAGTTTCGGAAGCGCATTCCCTATTCCATCAACCATTTGAGCGACGCCCTCGGTTATTTGGTCGCTCGCGTCCTCGGAACCGAGCATCACCCCCGTCAATCCTTCAACAACAGATGCAAGTCCCGGCAACACCTCCGCGCCGATGGAGTTCTTCACCCCGCCGAAAGCTGCTTTTAAGTCAGTCATGTTGTCGCTTAACGCCACGCCTGCGTCTATCGTTTCATCGCTCAAAACCGCTCCTAAATCATGCGCCATTTGCCGTAAATTTTCCGTTTCCTCAGCGGTCGAATTAAGCAGCGGCATAAGCTCCATGCCTTGCTTGCCCAGCAAGTCCATAGCAAGCCGGGTTTTTTCAGCTCCCTCCGGCATTTGCTGTAATTCTTTTACTACTCTCTCGAACATTTCTTCAGGAGTCAATGTCTCCATTTGCTCCCATTCAAGCCCTAATCTTTCAAATTCTGAAGTTTGCTTGCTAAGACTTTCAAGTAATTTTTTGTCCGCTTCTTTAAATTCTTCTATAGTTATAACTCCGGCGTCTAACTGCCTTTCTAATTCGCTTAGAGCATCTTGGTCGGCTAATATAGCAACGCGAGCTTTCTCCATGTGCGTTTGTAATGATTTCATTCCCGAACCCAGACTGTCTATGCTTCCCCCGCTCTGTGATATAATGTAGTCCCATTCCTGATAGGCTTGAGTTGATAATCCAAGCCTCTGCGAAGATTTATCCACACGGTCTGCGGCGGCGGATGTTTCCATGCCCATATCATACAAGGCTTTACCGGCGGCGACGGCTCCTATTCCGATAGCCGCCATTGCCGCTCCGGCAGCCGCACCTATGCCTGTGAGGATTCCGCCCAGTTTTTCAAATTTGCCACCCGATTCTTTCGCGGTGTTACCTGCATCCTCCGTAGCTTTATCTAAATCTTTTGTCGCTTTTTCTGCTTTTTCGAGATTGCCTTTGTTGCCGTCTAATTCACGCGAAAGTCCCTTTGTCGTATCGTCCAAATCACTGGATGAATTTTCCAGAGCATCAACTTCTTTATCTAATCCATTCGCGGCTTTCTGAGCAGCCGCGAGCGTGCCTTTGTTCTCGTCTAATTCTTTTGAAAGGCTCTTGATTGTGTCGGCTAATTCGTCGGCCTGCGCCGTGCTGCCTTCCCCGCCGACAATATAATCTACATATCCCTTTTTCAACGCGCTTAACGAAGTTTCCTGCGCGTCAATCGTTACCGCGAGTTTGGCGGCTGAACCGGCAGCTTCAAGCATTTCGCTGCCCATCTCATCCAGCCGCCCGACCGCAGCGTTAATAGCCTTTTGAAGTTCCGGGCTTAAAGTACCGGATATATCTATAACCGTCTGCATTGTTCTGCTGTCCGCCACTGCCCTACCTCCTTCTTGGTTTGCCTTTCTTTATTGCCGGGGGTTTAAATTTTTGCTGATTGCGTTTTTTTTCTTCAGCTAAATCCTCAGCCGCTTCGGCATACTCAATAATAAAATCAATTACTCGTTTTCGTCCGAGTTCGACGGTGCTGGTGTGGTAGACTCTTGCGTAGTCTCTGTAGGCTCGCCGGAGGCGTTTGCTGTTGAATCCGCTTCCGACTTGAGCATAAAATTTCTGCCTATCGCCATCACGTCCTTAACGTCCCAGCCTTTGATACGCTCCACGTCGCTGAAATCATAGCCGGGGTTCACTGCGATAATGGCGGCAAACCCCAGATAAAGATGCAGCCCGAAGTCAAACTCCGCCGCCGCTGCAATCGTTACATTCCTAATCCCTTCCGCTACTTTTTTCTTGGCTTCGGCGGTTACAAAAAGAATGCCGTCAATTTCGTTTGAATCATAGGTCAATTCGCCTACGCTTACCCCGTTGATCTTGATGGGATTTTTTAATTTTAATGTGCCTTTCATTGTTGTTTACTCCTTTTAAAAATATAAGCCCCGAATAAATCGAGGCTCGATTATTATAACAAACTTGTGACCGCTCTCATGTAGTCCACGCCGTTCACCCGGAGTATCTGACTCAGCCGGTCGGCAAGAAATACCTCCTCGCCCCCGCAAAATACTTGTATACGGGTTACGCCGTATGTGGTTTCAGCCTCCGTTGTGCTGCCGATTTCCACGCCGAGGCCGGGGAAGTTGCCCGGCAGAGTACGCACAAAGGCTTTACAGCCCTCGGTTTTAACGCTGCCGTCTGATGTAACAACATTTTGCACCCAGCGGAATTCGAGGCTTTGCCTTTGCAACCGGTTCATCCGGCAGAGTCCTCTGTCTATACCGATTTTCGATATGGCAAGCTCCATATTGTCAAGCAGCCCGACTAACGGGATTGTCATGTTGCCCATCGCTTTTACTTCGGCGGTCATCAGATTAAGCCCCGGAAGCGTGAACGACACATCTTTCGCTACAAGCTGATTATCTGAATAAACGGTATCAGCCACTACCGCTCCTTTAATATCTAACCATGACATTTTTACTCACCTCCAAAGAATGCCGCGAAGCCCTCGTCCGTATATACCACGCGAGCGGTACCGGATTTGAACGGCGGCGTATTTGTTACGGCTATATCCCACATGAAGTCGCCGTTTATCATGTAGCTTACGGGGTTGTCCGTTTCCAAGAAGCGGACAACCGGGTTCCCGATAAGCGCCCCGACGCTTACCAATGCGTCGAGTTTTTCCTGCTCCATGTTCAGGATAGTGTCTTTTTCTGCGGGGGTCATCGGCTTATCGATTGACGTGCCGTGATCCAGCTGAAAACTATTTGTGACATGCATCAGCATACGTATATTCACGTCGAAGATTGAACGGGCGTCGTGACCGCCGCCGAATGCGAACGCCGCAGTGTGCGGACCCCAAAGCACCCATTGCCCAGCCCAGAAGACCGCCGTTGTAATGCCTTTTTCGTTCAGCAGGTTTCCGGTCTGTTGGTCGAATCCCCGGTTCTTCGATTCTTCGCCAAAGAATTGGCTCGTCGCCATGATTTGCTTATTTGAAGGCGACTCGAACGGGATTGATCTGTGTCCAAGGTCTACCCTCATCATCGTGGCTGTCGTTACCGTGCTAAGATGGAATAAACGACCGCTGCCGTCTTTGACCATCGGCCAGCAAACTTTCGAGAATTCTGAAACATAGCCTTTCTCACCCTGCCACTTGATTGCCGCGTCGATGGTGTCGATTTTCGCTGTGCCGTCGGCGAGGGGAATATCCGCGTTGACGAAAGCGTCCCAGTGTCCGTTGATTTTTTGTGCCAAAGACACAAGCGCAGTGTAAACGGCGGGGATTTCGCTCCATCCGGGAGCCGCCAGTATGTCTGCAATGGCGTTCTCTTTTTGGTAGAGCAATGTCAGGGCTTGCATTCCGGTGTATTCGCCTGCGGCTGTAGCCTGACCAATGATGTCCGCTTCTTTGACCGCCGAAATATTTACCTCACGGTATGTAGCCTCTGTATTCGCCGCCATTTCGGTAAGCACCTTGACTACTACCGTTCCTTTTGCGAAGTTATAAGAAAGCTCGTAGTCCACACCCTCGGCTTTATCCGCGATTGCGAAAGTATCGAGGATGATGTCGCTGCTTTCAAACTCCGCTCTTTTGTTGTTGAATGACAGCTCGCGGGTTACCGGATCCGTCTTTCTGTGCGTGTCGGGATCGAGTACGTTTATAACGTAAATCGGGCCGACATTTCCGACCGTATTATCGAAATGCTGGGCGAATGCTTCGCAGAGCGTGAAATCATCCCAGTCGGACGAATAGCCGACGCGGGTTTGTACATCTTTCATGTTCCTCAGCCGGACGGGATTATTTATAATCCCTGCGTCGGTGTAGCCCCGGATAAGGTTGACGGGCGCGGTGCCGAAATACACCACGACCGTGTTGCCCTGCGACGTGCTGGCTACTCTGCTTTTCCCAAGTTCGCCGTAGGTTCCGTGTTTGTATGGCATTTAGATTTTCCTCCTGTAAATTTTATAATAGATTGCTGTATGTGTCCGGCGTCTTTTGTACGATTCCGCACTCAAGCGTGAACGCTATCCAGCTGTGCCAGTAGGGGTAATAATCCCATATTGCTCCTTCTTCGGTGAAAGGGCCGTATGTGATACCCTGCTCTTTAACGAGCCTCATATTTGCGAAATACTCCGCGTTTTGCACGGCAGTCAGTGCCGCGTCCGCGAAGTTCCAAACGTCCCGCCAGCCCTCCGCGTTACGCTTGTAGTGCGCTTCGGCTTCCGGGCCGCTCCAGCGTTGGTATATGTTGCCTCCCAGTTTTTCGGGGGTTTGTTTGGGTATTAAGATTTCTCTGCCGTGTTCGCCGGGATTCCACGCCGCAAGGCAAAGCCGGATATTGAGATTCCGCTTTTTCCCGATCAGTTCGTCTTTGCCCTCCATGAGCTGGACGCATAAAGACGGTATCGGCGCAGGCACTTTCGGAGGGAGCCGGTCTTTTGCCGGAATATACAGAGCGAAAGCGGCGGGCTTCACATATTTTGGCTCGTACCCGCTATCGTTCACGTCGTCATCGGGAAGTTTCAAACTGAGTTTTTCGCAGATATTCTCCCTGCTCCATTCCGTCACGCCGTCAAGAATATTAACAATCATCATATTTGCGTACCTCCTACATCCCCCGGTTTTGCCGTAGCGCAACCTCGGCAAGCCCCATTTTCGTACCCCAGTCCTCGACGATGTATTCCCGACCGTTCACATTGAGAAACTGTCCCGGGGATTTCTCCGGAGGCAGGTCTTTGATTTTCGCCATCATGAGAACATCGGCCTCTACCATACCGAGGATTTGACCTTGTTTCATTTTTACGAAGCTGTCATTATCAATGACGGCTGATATTTCTTTTCCTTCCACCCGAGCCGATTCTGCGAATTCGCCGAGATTGAGAAACACATTATCAAGGTCGTGTTCGAGCTGCTCTTTAAAAGTCATATTTCTGCTCCTTCGGGATCGGCAGTGCCGAGATTCGGCGGTGGTTCGTCATCGTTACCGCCCTCCCCGTCGTCCTCTGGCAGTTCGTCGTTATCATTTGCGGCTGCGGCGGATTTCGCGGCTTCAATAGCTGCAATTACCATGTCTTTAGTACGCATGGTCGATGCATTTTCCACACCGTAAGTTTTGGCAATCTCCTGAAGTTCCGCGAGTTTAATTTCTTTATTGTACGGCTGCTGCCCGCCGCCGCTATCGGGGATATTTTCTTCAATAGCCGCTTCCGCGTATTCGGCTACTTTATGTTTTACAACAAGACGTTCGGCTTCGGCCTCGGTTACTTCAATCGGCGGGTCTTTTGGCGTTACTGCGACTGTCATGCCGGATCCGGGTTTTCTGTAGCCGTATGTTGTTCCGGTTATTTTTATATATGGCATAAATATAAACTCCTTTTCTGGCCGTTAAAATACGGACGCTTTAATAAACGGGTTTTTGTTGACGACGATGGGAAGCGGACAGCTTGTAATAGTCAGGCTGCGCGTGTTTCCGTCGGCGTTGCTGAGGTATTTCGGGACGCGTTTTCCGGTGTAGGTGTGGAATTCGCCGTCGCTCTGCTCGACCTGCGTAACAGCGCCGTAAAGCATACGGCCCGCATCGGGCGCCGTCATTATGGCGGTGCCGGGCTTGATGAACGGAGTGTCTTTGCCTTTGTCGTCGTCGTAGGATTCCTCATAAGTGAGAATGTCGATCATGCGTCCCCGCACGTTAAGCCGTGCGAGTTTTGCCACGCCTGTCGGCAGCAGTTCGGGATCTACGCCGCCGATTTCGTAGTTGCGGAGATCAAGAAGTTTTTGGATATACTTGTTTCTCAGGATAGCGTCCCCGACGTCCGGCGATGTGAGCAGTTCCGTGGCGGGAAGTCCGCGGGCGGTCAGCATACGGATCATCATCGCCATATCTTCGATTATAAATTCATAGTTTGCATCGTCCCACGGCGTTGCCGGCGTATATTGCGCCGGGTTGACGCTGCCCTCGTAAAATTGGATATACATTTCGTCGTCCTTGTCGGCATCGTCCGCTATGTGTTTCATAACGCATCCGTTTGTCTGCATGACTTCGGCTGCCATAGCCTCCTCGCGGCGGGTGATCATTTCACCCAATTCCTCCGCGTCTTTCAAGAGAAGGGTTTGCTGTCTCTGCTCGGCTGTGAGCGTAGTCAGCAAAGCCTCGCCGAAGCCGCGCTTTTTGAGTTCGTCCGCCGTCAGCGATCTGCGGGGCGCGATGAACGGAGGCGTGAAGCGTTCCATGTGGTATCCGCGTCTGAGAATAGTCACGCCGCCTTTGCGGGGCGCTACGAACGGCGCCAGTTTTTTCGCGCCTTCTCTGTACTCGATGAGTACGTCGTCGGTTGAGAATATATCGGTTGCGTCGTTTGTGGGGAAATATCTGTCACGCAGGAAGGTAATAGGGGGATCGAGCAGCTCTATTGCCGCGAGCAGGGTGTGTGTTTCATAAAAATTAATAGGCATTATTTTTTACCTCCTATTTTAATATTCGAGCGCATCGCTCAGAAGGATGCCGCCTTTGCGGAGTTCCTCCTCGTCGGCTGCGCTCAGTGTAGTGCCGTCTTTTGTGATTACGCCTTTGCGGTTGAAGTGTCCGGTACGGTATGCGATGCCGTGGATGTCGGCGACGGTTCCGGTTTCGGTGTCATCCGCGAGAATGCAGTTCGCCGTCAGCGTCTCGCCGCTTGCGGGACTCGTTCCGAGAAGCACCATTGCCCGGTCTGCCGAGCTTATGGCAAGAACGGAGCCGCGCTTGAGGACACCCTGCCCCTTGCGAAGCGTTACGCTAAACGCGTCAGCGACAGGGGTGTTGGCGACTATCAGACCGTCATAGCCGATACCGCCGAGGTTTTCGTTAAGTTTTTTTCTCATTTTTTCTACCTCCGTTCTTTGATTTTTTGTAGGCATTGACGACCGCGTTGAGTTCTGCGGCATCATCGTTGCTTTCCTTGCCGCCGTTAGGCGCAGCTCCTACCGCTCCGGCTCCGGAATCGTTGTAGTCCGCTTTCGAGTTCGCGAGGTATGCCGCACCAAGCTTTGATTGCTCTTTCATGGCACGAAGTGCCAGTTCCTGCGCCGTGCAGGGGTTGTCGTACATGGCGTCGCGCACGAGTTTGTCGTTTCCGACGACCGGCGCGATGTCCTCGATTTCGCGGAGACGCTGCCTTTCGGCTGTAAGTATGGAGTTTTTCGCTTCGGCATCCTCTCCGAGTTTTTCTTTGAGTTCTTCGATTTCTTCTTTCAAGTCCTCGATTTCCTCCTCCAAATCCTCTATCTCCTGTTCGAGTTCCTCAATGTCTTTGTCTTGTTCATCGTCATTTTTGGTTTTGCTATTTTTATTACGCATTTTATTTCCTCCTTGTCTGGTTTTTTTATTCGCTGCCGCATTAACGGCGGCGGGAATACGTTTTGATGTGGGAATACTTCCGGGTATATTGCTGAAGTTCTCCACGTTGTGCTGTACGCCGGCGACGAGCAGCACTTTTTTATCTGCGCTCATTACCATGCTGGGACCGGCATCGGCGAGCAGTTTATCGGCGAAGCCTTTTTCCACCGCTTCTTTGCCGACCATCCATGTTTCCTTTGTCATCATGGAGCGCAGATGTTCAACGTCGTCTCCGGTTTTTGCGCTGTAGATTTCGGCTATCGCTTTTTCGGCGGCTTCAAAACCTTTCATTGCTTGCTTGAGGTCTGCTATCGACATATAATCGAAAAACAACCCCGCGACGCCGTGTATCATTACCATGCTCCCCGGATAAACCTGCACTTCATCGCCGGCGCACATGATTACACTGGCGGCACTTGCGGCGATACCCTCGACCACGATTGTTTTATGTCCCTTAAGTCCTTTGAGCGTGTTGTGTATGGCGATTCCGGTGTATAAATCGCCGCCGCAGCTGTTCAGCTTTACAGTGATTCTGCTCTTGTCTTTTACCGCCGCCAAGTCCTCAAGGAATCCTTCGGGGGTAATAAAAAGACCGGGAACAGCTTCGCCTGTCCACCAGCTTATCGGCTGCGAATCGCATATATCGCCGTACATAGTGATTTCTGCCTCGTCGCCACTAATGCTTGCCATATTCCAAAACTTTTGAAACGGCGCGGCGGTTCCAGTAGGGGGTGTCCCGGCAATCAGTTGGATATTATTCTTTTTTTCCATATTCGTCTCCTTCAAGTATTGATTTGATAACCTCTGCCCGTATAGCTGCGGCTCTGATTTTGCTTTCGGGCAGCCGGTTATCGTCGTTTATAAGTTTGTTTGCCTCCACGATCCGTTCGTTTTCGCGTCCGAGCAAATCGACGTTTACGTCCCACTGCCCTCCGTTGAGTTTGATGGTGGATTGTTCGCGGGTTGAGAAGCCCTCCGAAACCGCGAGAATTTCCGCTGTGATTTCCTTTACCGGGTCGAGTTGTCCCTGCGACGGCCCTATCCATTCGCTTTCCAAATACGCTGCGCGTACTTCGGGGCTGCTGAAAAATCCCGGAGCAGTTATCCTGCCGCGAGCCACCGCTTCGCACATCCACGCTTCGTAAATCGGGATGCAGAAGCCACACGCGAACCATTCACGCCGCATTCTGAAAGCTTTCCACGCTTCAAGCAGAGCCGCCCGGCTTGCCGAATAACTCGCGTTAAAGGCTTTCAGAAGCAGATCGCTCGGAATTTCCAGTGACGCGCCGATCTGGTCGCATATCGCTCGCATGAACGTATCAAAACCGCTGTTCGGGCGTTTCGGGTCGCCGAAGATAACATCCTCACCGGGTCGAAGCATATTGATTTGTCCCGGCCCCATCTCGTACTCGTTTGGCTCCGTGTCTATATCCGGCAAGGAGCTTCCCACTTCATTGAACGGCATTTCCGGTGTTTGCGATTCTGTTTTAATAAACGCCGTAAAAAATGATTCAATCAGCGCCGCCGACAATTCGCTTTCGGTGTACCGCCGGAGCTGGAGTAACGGTTCTATAACCTGCGCGAGATAAGAAACGCCGCGATACTGATCGGGTCGCTCGGACTCCATGATTTGAAGTATGTTCGGCAGTCCGGTCTTTTCGCCGTATGCCTGTACTCGCGTCCACTCTGTTTTTTCGGTGCCGATTTCATGCGGGTATGTGTTGCGTATGTAGTACGCTTCTATCATGCCGTTTTTGTCTATCTCCACGCCGTCGTATATCTTATTTCCATTATCCGCTTTCCCCGACGTTAAGAACGGCATTTTGCCGTTGGTGCAGGGCGTGGCTATTCTGTCGGCTTCTATGATATGGAGGCGCAGCGTATACGGCATGATATGGGTCGGGTCGTACTGTTTTAAAAGGACAAACACATCGCCGGAAACCAGCCACGAAACGAGCGCGAGCTGTTGCATGGAATAGAAGTCGTTTACTCCTGTAGCGTCACACGCCTTTTTCCGCTCAGCCCACAAAGCGAATTCGTCCTCGGTTTTGCGCTGCCACGCTTCGGCTTCCTCTTGATTCAAGCATAGCAGATCGCGGTTGATACGGCTTTTAAGCTGTAGCCCAAGTCCAATCACATTTGTGCGGTTGGTACGTATAGCCGAAGTTGCGACCGGCGCCGACATGTATAACATTCGGGCGCGTTGCCTGAGTGTATGATTGTTTTGGTCGATATCCTCTCGCGGCGAACCACTCGGCGCATTAAAGCCTTTCGTTCCCCTTTTATGCCAACTCGCTCCCGCTTCCCCGTAGCCTTTGTTTCGGGGACGGGATGTCGCTCGCGGGACTAATATCCCGTTTTGTTTGAAGTATTCGATGATTTTCACCCTCTCGTAAAAATATAAAACAAAGCCGGAGAGGAGGAGTTAAAACCTCGCCGGCTTTATTTACTGTTAAATCCCGCAGTTTCACAGGAGTTCAACCGTTACCAATCGCGAGGGACTACCCCCACGGCTCTGCGTGGCTTGCTATCGCTTTCAAGTTCGGCGATTTCATCTTCCAGCTTTTTAATCATATCCTGTATATCTTTGAGCGCGGTATCGTACCGGTGAAGGTTGCGCGATCCGATGCCGTACCCTCTCACGCCGTCGGGGGAAAGCATATAAGTTTCCCGGGCATAGTATGTTTCGAGCCGTTCTTTTTTCTTTTCTATAAATTTTGATTTATTAGCCATGCGATTAATTCCTTACCAATCATCGTATAAATCGCGGCGTTTATTCCGCTTCGTTCCGCTGGTTTGTTTTTTTTGTGTTTGCGGCTCCGGCAGTCCTTTGAGCCGGCGTTCTTCCGCGTCCATATCGGGGTTTATAATCCGAAACGCCGCCAGCGCGTAGTTCCGGCAGTCGAGAGCCTCGTTTCTCGTATGACCGGGTATTTTTTCCCACCGCCACACCTGACCGCTTCGTGTTCTGCTCGGTACCAGTTTCTCGCTAAGAAGCTGGTTAAAATAACGCAGGTTATATCCAGCGCTTTCGTTGCGGGGGAAATGACAATATTTCGGACCGGCCTCCTGCACTTTCAGGTTAGCCATTATGACGGTTTTACCCGCATCCACGCCGATGCTGTAATGCCAGCACGTCACGCGTTTGTCTTCGGCGACCACAACTTTCGTCGCGGGTGATGTGTATGGAACGTTATCGCCGCCCTTGCCGGTTATGGCAAAAACACGGAAGTGGAAACGCGCACGACAAGCCGCTTTTACTTCTTTGCCAAAGTGACCGCCCATATCTACAAAGGTTATTGAAATGCGGAGTCCCTGCCCTGACCGGAAGCGGTACGCGCGGTCTATTACCTCGTCCAGTTTTGCCCATGTAATTTCGTCGTCCGGTCTCCCCATAATGAAGCCGCTCCGTATTCCCCACGTTTCGCCGTAGTGTCCGTGTCCGACTATTTCGTATTCGAGGCGGTTGTCCTGTGTGTCCACGCCGCAAGTCAGAACCAGCACTCCATCGGGTAGCTCCACATCGGAACCATCCGGCCGGGTGCCGTAATCTTCGCGCCGTGCGAGCATGGTATCCTCGTCGTCGATTTCGCCTCTGTCCTCCCAAAGCTGACCGAGCAGAGTATTATATACAACTTGAAGCCGCTGCGGATCGTCTTTTGCATCGAGGAATTTCAGAACGATTTTCGACCACGGCGTCCACGGTGAACTGAAGGCATTTAGCCAGTATGACTTTGTGCCTGTATCTTTATACGCATCGGGATTGTCGGCGAACCAGTCGGCGGGTTGCTTTTTTATGATGTCTTCGGGTATTAAACACCCGCACCCGGGACAAGCCCATTCGATAGCTCCCTCGATTTGATAAACCTTTTTATTGCGTACCTTTGTAAAAGTAAAATTATATTTTATATCGTCAAAAACGATTTCGTGCCATTCTCCGCATTCGGGACATTGGTGACACCATCGCTCCTGCGTTCCGTTGTAATAGCTTCTCTCTATATTACTCGCGCCCTTAATAGTCGGGGTACTGACCTCGACCGTTTTGGCATTATAAAACGTCGCTTGTCTCGCCTCGGCGAGTGACAGTGGGTCACCTTCATCCCCGGAACTTTTTGCCCACCTATCCAGCTCGTCCCCGATAATATAACGTGCCGGTGTGGAAGCCAGCGCCGACGGGCTGTTCGTGCCTATCAACTTTAATAGACCTCCGGGAAACGATTTTTGAAGTATAGTGTTGCCGCTACTTTTCGCTTTTACCTCGGCTACCTTACTCTGAAGCACTTTGCAGTCCCTTATCATAGGAGTGACGCGCTCTCTGCTGAATTTGCGAGCGTCCTCCAATTTCGGGTGAATATATAAAATGCTTCCGGGGTCTTGGTCTATGATATAGCCGATGATGTTCAGTTCGAGTTCGGTTTTTCCGACTTGCGAAGCTGCCACCATGACGATTTTACGAACTTTCGGGTCTGTGAACGCTTCCATCGGTTTCCGTAGGTATGGCGTTCGGGATGTTCTCCACGGCCCCGGTTCCGCCGAAGTCTCCCGAGACAGGCTACGTTTCATTTCTGCCCATTCGGACACGGTCAGGTTTTCAGGCGGTTTATAATGCTTGAGCGAAGCGGCGACAACAGCATTTATTTTGTCCGTCTTTTTATGATTCGTCCGTTTCATCGCTTAACAGCTCGCTCCATCCTTGTCGGTCTCTGACACGCTGGGCATACACTTCCGGATCGTATCTGTAATTAGATAAATCCTCCAGTATATTGTACACTTCCATGCATATCAGGTTTGACGCTTCGGTCGCGGTCTTGACGGCTGCCACATCGACCGCCAGCCGTCCGGGAAGGGCTATCAGCATTCCACGGAGCGTATAAACGTGGTCGGTCATCACCGCTTCCACGTCGTCGCTTCGGATCATCTTACCTTCAAGTTCGGACTGCTGGAGTTCCAGCATTGCCGCTTTCGCTCTTTTCATACGAATATCGGCTTCCAGTTTGTCGCGCTCCTGTTCAGCCGTTGTGCCTTTGCTTTCTCGTCCTGTCACCTTGTCCGATAGGTATTTTATATATTGTTGCGTCACGAGCGGGAGGTCGTATTTATAGTTGCCTTTGACCTTCGTGGCGGTGATGATGTTCTCCTGTACGAGTTGCTGTATCCGCCGCGCCGTCACGCCGAATAATTTTGCTACGACTCCGCTGTCCACA